TACTGTTCACTACCAGAGGGGTTTTTATGCAACAGATCAATTTGATACAACTCAAATTTATCCTGTAAACGCAACTCTATATGTTGGTATTGATGGAAAATTAACAACAAGACAACCAACAGATTCTCATCCTGGTGTTGCTATTGTTACTGGTCCTCCAACCTCTGCCATGGGAACTCTTGAGTTTATGCTTCTCTGATATAATTATAATTTTTAATATACTAATTATATTTCTAATATACAAAGGATAAGTCATGCCAAATTGGTCAAAAGAAGATAGAGCTATATATGAAAAAAGTGAAGTTCTTCAAGAGCTTGAAAAATTAACTATTGCCAATATTTATAGATTAGATCTTTTGGCAAAAAAAGCACAATCATCTACTGCTGATAAAATCAAAGGAGTCCAGGCTTTAACAGGTGCAATGGAAAAGCTTCGCGACGTACAAAAAGAAGTTGGTTTTGCAGAAGACCAATTATCTAAACCAGAAATAAAAGATGAATCCATGTTTAGCGGAACCTCCAGAGGGCTAGCAGAAAGGATGATGAACAAATCTATGGATGATAAAATCTCTGATGCGGTTGTCAATGAATTAATGGAAATGAAAGAAGCCGCCATTAAAGAAGGCAATACAAAGTTAGCTTACAAAATTGAAAGAACCCTTGATGAGATTCTTTCCGTGGAGACAATATGAAAATAATTTCTGCCAGTCGTTCTGATGTTTTTAATGAATATGTAAATATTATTTCTAAATATAATGATAAAAAAAATCTTGTAAAAGAGGCGGGCTTGGTAGGCGGGTTGGTTGACAGTGCTAGGGGTGGAGGCACAGCAGCGGGAGAAATAGCATCTTCTATTGGGAAGAATGTTGATGAATTTTCCGAGGCAGCAGATAAGGCTATCTCAAAAGGTATTTTAACTCCAGCCAGACTTGCAGAATCTGGATTGAAAAGTGCCCAACATATGAAGAAAATAATCGCAGATGCACAAGGGTTAGTGGCAAATAAAACATATCTAATTAGTGAAAAAGGTACTGGAGTAATTAGACTACCAACAAGTGCGGAACAAACGCTTATAACTAATTTCTTGCAAAGTAAGGGGCTGTCCCCTGGGTCTTTTATTGATGCAGGGCGGGTAACAGGCATAACAGATACGACAGCAGGAGGAACGCTTACCGTTGTTCAAAAATTAAATCCAGCAGCAGCAATAGATGCAGCAAAATATCTTAATGATGGTGTACCCTTTACTTCGAAAGAGGGTTTTGAGTTTAGAAAGATTATATCAGAATCTATTGAAGATTCACCAGTTGTCCCTCCCACTGGAGGAACTGGTACTGCTGCTGGCGATTGGTCAAAATTTGATCAAGTCGATGCTTTCGCCCGTAAGACAGATAAAGATTTCGGAGGTGTCGGACGGGGTATCGCTAAAACTATTGGGGAAGTTAGAGAAGCCAAGAAAGCATTACTAGAGTCAATAAGTAATCTTAGAAAAGAACTTACAGATGCTATTAAGGAAGGAAATGATGGAGTTATTAGAGATCTTTTTGCTAAGATTGAAAAATCACAAAAAGAAATAACTGAACTTGTAAAACAAGAAATTAAAACATTAAGTGAAACAACACAAACCTCATTAACTGATTTAACAACTAGACTAGAAACTGCAATAACAAAAAATAATACAACTATTATTGATTCTGTAAAAACAGAAATAAACAATCTTCAAACAAAGTTTGTTGGTGATTTTGAAGAAATTACAAAATCAATTACTAATTTAAATACTACAATTGAAAAAAATGCCGCAGATTCTCTTCAGGCTAACGATGCTATGAAGAAAATGTTAGCAGACCAATCAGAACAATTAAAAAAACAAAGTGATCTATTAGAAGATCTAAAGAAACAAATAGCTGATTTACATAAAAATACAGGTGCCGCTGGTGGCGCTCTTGGCACTGCCGCTGGAGCTGGAGCCAGTGCAGTGACTAAAGTAGGATATTGGAGAACTGCCGGTCGCCATCTAAAGTCCGCACTTCAAATTGCAGCAGCCTTGGGAGTTGGCTACTTAGCCTACAAATGGTATACAGGAAGTGATATCGGTGTTCCTGGAGAAGGTAATGGAAGCGCGGGCGGCGCGAAAGGCAACGAGCCCACAACAGTGGGCGGCGAATCAAGCGGTGGAGGAGACTCACTCTCATACGGAGTAGATCCAGGACTTCGATCATCTTTAGACGATCCAAATGAAAGGAGAGCACTCTTTGATAGCCTGGATGGTTTAGATCCAGCAGAAAGAGAGGCTTTATTACAAAAAATTGCAAGATATTATGGAGCCTCTGGATACATAAAGCTGAAAAGCCCAGTGACTATTAGTGGAGAAAGCATTAGATATGTCTTCCCAGTAGCATTTAGAGGAGGAAGAGATCCCATAAAGGACGTGGCAAGAAGAGCAGTATCTGAAGATTATTTTGTAAAAGTATATAGTGAAGATACTCTAAATAATAGAAGAATAATATCAAGATTTGAAACAGGTGCACAATCACCTGACGCTCAGAGAATTGCAAATTATGGCTTTTCAGTTGTAGCCGGTGGTGGACTCTTTTCTGGAAAGGGAACCTTCATGGGTAACAGGGGCAGCAGATATGGCAGGGGAAGGGAGAATGTAGGCGTTTCTGATTTTGGTATGTCTGGAACTTCTAAGAGAAAAATGACCATAGAAGAAAGAAGGGCAGTGCAAAATAGAAGCGGAATTTCAGAAGCTAATGATTATCTAACTGATAACATAGATGATCCAATGAATGCTTTTGCTGCTGGTCAGAAAGAATATTTAACAAAAATATCAAAAAATATAGATAATTCTACTAATAAAACAAATTCTTATGAATTTGCCAAAAAAGCAGATAAAATTTCAAATCGTTATTTTAAAGATGCCGTAAAGGATCTACAGGATGACGAATTTATGAAGGCTTATTACGCAGGTTTTTCAAAACTGCATAATCAAAAACCAAAAAAACAAAAACCAGATTACGAAAAACTTTACGATGTTCATGATGAGACTGGAGCGGAATTAATTCACAAAGCTCATCCAAAAGCTATTTCAGTAGCGGACGCAATAGGTAATGGTGGTTTGGTTGAAAATGAATCAGAAAAAAGCAAAGCAATGGAAGATATAGCATTCAGAGTCCCCTCTGGAAACTATAGAGCCAGATACGCTTTTATTCAAAATGCATTAAATAAGAAAAGCTAGTTTTTAAGTTAAATAGATAATTATAAAGGAGATTAACACATGGCATTAAAATTATTACAGCCAGGGTTGCAGCCAGCCGGTCAATTCGACCTCGAGGACGGCGCGCCTGGCTCTACACTTTCTGGCGGTGAGTACGTACAACTAACAGCTTCTACTGACTACGCAGCTTCTGACGTTTCTGCAGTAGGACCAGCAACTTACATGCAGAAAGGCATTAGAAACCTTGCAGCCTCTATGAGGTTTGGTGGACTTGCTGACGAAGGAACTACTGGATACGGAACTTCTTTCGGCACCATTATCGGAGCTACCGTTGGTCAAGGAACAGGCTTTGGATCACTCTCAACAACTGGTGTTGTTGTAGTTGGCCCACAAACCTCTGCTGGATCTGGTAAAGTTACCGTTTGGCACGCACCAGGTCTTTACGGAGTTTCTGGAGCTGCAGCAACTGGAGCTACAGCTGCCGCAGCACTCAGCACACTTGTTGTAAACGTTATCGTTGAAGCAGAGCCAGTTACAGGCTACCTAGGCGCAGTCGGCGTCGGCGGTGGTGCAGCTGTTGGCGTTACACTCGGAGCAGTGAAAGACACCTCTCTTGTTTCTACCACTGCATATGCAGCCGGTGAATCAGCACAGACTGAATTCTATGCTATCTACATGACTGCCATTAACGGCATAAGCGCTTAATTTATAAGGAGCATCAAAATGTCAAATTTATTCAATACAAATGGTGAGGTAAACGCCTCCTCTGTTCAAGACGCTCTAGCTGCTATCGTCAAGTACGCAAGCATAATAGAAGATCTACAGCCAAGCTCTTCTGCTCAGGCAATGGCTTCTTCTCTTTCTGACGACCAGAGAGACGAGATGATCAAGCAAGCACTCATGACCCAAGAGGGCAAGATTGCACTTGGTCAGGCTATGGCAAACCCAATCCGCAGAAACTTAGACTATCAAGGCGTTGCTAGAAAGGCACTTGTTGTAGATCCTCTACCACAGGGCGCTCTTCCAGTCTACGACCGTGATATTGACGTAGCTGCAGTAGTCATCTCTTCCAACGGTACTGCTCCTGAGTCCCGTGTTTTCGGTGACCGTGTCACAATTCCAGAGTTTGAGATTGTTTCCAATCCAACCGTCAGAATTTCTGAAGTCAAGAGAAGAAGATTCAACGTTATTGACAGAGCTCAGCAGAAGGCTCGTCAGGAAATTCAGGCACAAGAAGATGCAAACGTCTTCGCAGCCCTAAAGTTTGCTGGTGATAGCTCTCTCGGTGGCGAGAACGCTGCTGTAACTCTCGACGCAGCCGGTCCTTCTGGTACCTCAGCTGGTGGCGCACTTACCAAGTCTGGTATGCTCGGACTCAAGAAGCAGATTGATCGTTGGGACTTAGTAACCTCCAAGTTCTTCCTCAACATCAATCAGTTCACTGATATCCTTGACTGGGAGTCTGCTGGTTCCGCTGGTGCTTCTTCTGTTGACCCAGTCACCCAGAGAGAAATCCTAAACACTGGACTCTATGGACATATCTTCGGCGCTGACATAATTGTCTCCAAGGTTGTTCCTGCAGGCGAAGCATTCGCTTGTGCCGATCCAGAGTTTGTTGGCGTCATGCCAATCAGACAGGACATCGAAGTTCTCCCCGCCGACGAGCCAAAGCAGCTCAAGCTCGGATGGGTTGTTAACGAGATGATTGGTATCGGTATCGTCAACCCAAGAGGCGTTTCTTACGGATCATTCTAGTAAGTAACCTCACTGAGGTTTAAAAAAGAAGCCAGGCCAAAAGCCTGGCTTCTTTATTTTTATGGTAATATTTAAATAAAAGATTAGAAATATACTATGAGGGCTTAATGGCTGATACTAATTTTAATGAAGTTTTTGGCAATAAATTTGATGAACTTGAACAAAAGCTTCAA